CTCTGCTATGGCTTGTGAGACTTTCTTGCCAGCTGGCGGTAGTACCTCGGGATTATCCCTCATAAGCCGTTCCACCGCTTCCCTGTTGTACAAGGTGTAGGATGTATCTATTTTTGCATCATGCTCTATCTGATAAGTGGCGAAATTATGATTTCCTGCGTATATCTCGGGTGTGGTATGGTTCACAATTGCCCTTGCATTCTCTCTTGCATGGCTTAGTTCTTGCGCAATCTCGTTCTTCTGAGCCTCCCACTTTCTGCCGACAGCTAACTGTTGTGTTTTCCATGCATCATACTCAGCCTGTGTCTTTTTGCCATCTGCCACCCATTCCTGCCACTTTTGGTCTTTCAGCTCATGCCTGCGCCAATAGTCCTCAAGCTTTTCAGATATCTCCCTCTCGGCTTGTGCATATTCCTGCCTTATGCGGTTTTCCATCTGCTTTACTAAAGCCTCAGTTTGTCTCTGCCCTGCGTCCATGGTTTATCCTTTAAACTGGTTTAATACGGTATTATTCCTGTTAAGCTTCCTCTTGAGCTCGTTTATCTTATCCTTTAGTTCAAGCCTCACCTGTGCCTTTTCATCCTCGCTCATACCGTCAAGCTTCTTCTTTAGGGTGTCTATCTGCCCCTGTAGTTTCTGCTTTTTTTGTGCAAGGTCTGTGGGGTTATATGCTTCCTTTGCCTTTTCGGTCGGCTTTACCTCGCCCTTATTGATTCCATTATTCAAAGGAGTAGAGGTCTTTGTGGGCTTTGTTGACCTCTCAATGTTATCCTTCGCTATCTTCTCTTTTTGTTTGGCAGTCCTTTTCTTTTTAAGCCCTTTTTTCCTGTACTTTATATAGTATTCATGTGCCTTTGCCGCATCATAAGCCATATCAGATTTCCTCCAGCAAACTTTCCAACATGCTTATAGCATCATCTGTACTATCTTCTTCAAGATTTCCGCCCATTTCGAGCTCGTCAGCATTCATGCGCTCAATTATCTCATCAGCCTTATCACCGTCTCCCAATAGAGTCAGTACCTTTTCTGTCACGTACTCGGCATCAAGCACCTGTGATGCTTCCAGCACGGTTGTTACCTCCTCATTCACGTTTACAAGCTTTGACCTTGTAAATGAGGGCTCGTCATCTATCCCAGCCACCTTTAAGATACCTTCGATAAACTTGATTACTTGATATTCATACTGGTCAGCTTTAGAGTTAAGGGGCTCATATGCCGCCTCAATCTGCGTTGCGGTTACAGCACCGCCTTTTATGTCCTCCACGTTAAGCGCCATGTAATCCTTAAACAAATCACTCTCAAGCCTGTCTAACAGCTTCTCCCTTGCATCATAAGGAATCTGTACTGTTACAGGCTCAGCGCTCTGGTCATCATCAAGAGATGCCATCTTTGTGGCGTGTATTCTTTCAAGGAATCTTACAAGGTCTGTGTCATCCATGCCGCCAGCGCCTTTAAGAATCCAATATATCTGTGCTGTGTCGAGGTCATTAAGAAAGCCATTCTTTATAAGGTCATAGGCGTCTATCTGTTCCTGTATGCCTACAATCTCGCTCTGCTTCTCCTCATTAGCCCACAAGGGGATTATAGGAAAGCTGGGGTAATTCTCCCCATCGTATATCTCTGTACCGTCTGCTTCTGTTGTCCTCAGTTTAAGGATATAAGGTGTCTTTTCCTTTAAGATTCTGCCCTGTTGTTCTTCCTTGGCTATATCCTGTCTTTCATTCCATATATAGTTTGTATATCCGTCCTCTTCGTAGAATGTAGCCCTTAAAGGCTTTGAGGCATCTACCTGCCAAAATCTAACGCCAGCCCTTAGAGCTCCGTTCTCCTCATCATACAAAGGAGCAAACTCTGTCAGCCCGAACACGTCCATATGATCAAGATTGAAAAAGCCAAATGACTCTCCCTGCACAAGCGCCATCTTGCCGACTCTCTGCAACTGTGTGTCAAAATCCTTGCCAAGTTTCTCTCCTGTGCTGTCGTCGCCCCATGTAACACCATTGGCAAGCAGAAACTGATTCTGTTGTGTGGTGAAATATGCAAAGAAATTCCTTGTGGTTCTATGGTTAGGACTCCACAGGTCGGGCACTTCCCTGCCATCAAGCTTTCTTAAGGTTTTCTGATAGTTCATTGTGCTTGTATTTCTTTTGGCGTTGTACTGGCATCCTGTTACCGCCATCTTATACGCGTCACTGCTCTTATGCTGGTTTATGACAGCCCTCACAAAATCCATTCTGCGTTTCTCATCATCCTCGGGTATTGCTATTAGGTCTTGGTATGTATACATTTATCCTCTCCTTTACATGTACATGGGTGTATATGGTCTCTTAGGTATAGCTATCTTCATTGTCTTAACAAAATATCTCATGTCGTCGCAGGCATGGTCATCTATCTTTACAGGTCTGTCGTCTGGGGCTGTATCATCCCATACATAGCCCTGCAATTCCTTTATGAGGTTCGTACAGTCGGGGGATATCTTAATCAATCCCTGCTTCATGGCTGTTGCCGTTTCCCTTATGCCATCAGCTACATCGTTGTTAGCTGGCATTACACGGTATTTGCCTCTCCTTTTTAACAATGCAATAAACGATGCCGCTGACGGGTCTATAATTGTTCTAATTCTTTCTACAAAAGGCACATCTTTTATAAACTCATCCAAATCATCAGCATATTCCTCATCTGTCTTTTGTACCCCTGTATTCCTTCCACTGTAGTAATACTCCCTCAATCTGTGCCAGATATTGCCATATTTGCCCCATAAGCCGCATGAAAAAGCATTTTGTGTTCCATAGTCTATCGAAAGCACATAATTGCTTAAATCGGCGTTTAACGGTAACTCTTCAATGGCGTCTTTGTACATGGGATATATCAGACCTTCCGCCAGTGTCCACTCCCCTTGTATGTATCTGCCATAGTAAACCGTGCCCTCGTACTCCTTGCACAGATTCTCAACGTAATCTGGTGGAAGATATGGGTTATCGAATATCGTGTAGTGCTGGATGTAAGCATCAATGTCGGGCTTGTCTATAAACTCCTTAAGCCAATGTGACGGATATTCGGGGTTGCAAGACCCATCAAAGCGACTGTAAGGCTTATCAAGTCGGGATTGGAGCATTGCAAATACTTCTTTGTTCCACTTGGCTATCTCATCACCATAGCAGTACTTGATACTTGAGCCCTGTATCTTTGCCACCTGTGATACCTTTTCAGCTCCAAGGCAGTACACAGGAACACCAGCAATATAAGCGATGTTCCTTGCATTTATATTTCCCACTATGGCATCTGTGTATATCTCACGCATCGGCTCTAATACGTTACGCTCTATGGTTTCCCTTGATACTCCGAGGATAACGTTAAGCCCCGAATCCTTTGCCACTGATCTAAGCCTTGACAGGATAACAAAGGCAACATCTACAAAGGACTTGCCCGACCTTACAGCGCCTATCTTTAGATTCCAGCGTGAGTCTGCTTTTCTTATATACTCATTCTGCTTCTCGCTCAGTTCCAGCATTTGCCCTCAATCCTTCCAAGATATTGTCCAGCCTATCAAGAGCCTCTTTGTTTTCAATCTCCACAGTATCTTTCTGTCCGAGGTACTGCTTGCCGAGCCATATAGCCATAGCCGCAGACCTCTCTGCCAGCTTAAACTGCATCCGCCTCAAGCTGGACTTTCCCGTACCTTGAAGCCTTTTTGATATATCCGCAAATGTCTCTTTATACGTTTCCTTACACCAGCGCTCTATTGTATCTTCTGAGCAGGAAAAAACGCCTGCTATTTCGTCAAGGGTGCACATGATACCGCACAGCTTTTCAAATGTCTCTTGGTTTATTTCCTTTTTGGGTCTGCCCATCTTTGCCATTACATCACATCCTTATAAGGTATCCTCTGTCCATCTCGGATAAGGAATACATCTTCGTCAGTTCCTTTAAAGTTTATGTATCGCTGTACTATTACATCCACGTAATGAGGGTCTAGCTCACACATATAACATTTCCTGTTCAACTGTTCACAGGCTATTAGTGTGCTACCACTACCGCCGAAACAATCAAGAATACTATCATTTTCCTCTGAAAAGTCTTTCAATATATCTGCAAGCATACCAACAGGCTTTTGTGTCGGATGCACCCTTGTTTTGCCCTCTACTTCTCTGCTACCCTCACGGCATAAGCCGTTCCACAAAAAATGATACAGTTTCACGCCCCTGTCAAAAGAAGTCCAAGCAAGTTCAGCATCAGCAAAATTGCCTGTATTCTGCTTATCCCAAACAATCCAACACCTTGACGGTGGTAAAAAGTCTGTGAAATAATTTCCTCCGAAAATAATCTGATTTTCTGTGCAAGTCAAAGCCACATCATAATTTGCCCTTGCCGTATCTGTTGTATCATCACCTACAATTGCAGAATAGGTTTTACTCTTTACAATTTTTCCCCCCCCTACTTTGCCAAATCTTGTTTGACCATCACCGCCAACCTTGTTCCCTTTGACCACGCCTATGCCATAGGGAGGGTCTGTCAGAAGTAGTTTAGCCTTTACCCCATCCATAAGCCTATCAATAACCGTAACATCCGTAGAATCTCCACAAATAAGCCTATGCCCCCCCAATTCGTACAAATCGCCTAACTTTGCTTTTGGCTCTGTCGGCGGTTCGGGTGGCTCATCCTCTACTACTTCCTCTGCTGGGTTTTCTACCTCGGGAAGCCCCCAATCAATATCAAAGCCGTCAAAGTCAAGTGTTGGTATATCCTCCAGCAATAAATCAATATCCCAATCCGACTCATTCAGTTTGTTATCAAGGAGTCTTAGCTTATCCACCTGTTCCTGTGACAGGTCTTTTGCTACTACAGCATCAATCTCTCGCATCTGTAGCCTCTTGGCGGCGATAAGGCGGCAATGCCCGATAATAAGTACATTGTCCTTGTCTACCACTACAGGCTGTACAAATCCGAATTGCTTTATGGATTCCATTACATTCTTAATCTGGCGCTCGTCATGCTTTTTTGCGTTTCTCTCATAGGGCTTTATATCCCCGACCTTTAGCTTAATTGTCTCCATCTACCTTGCTCCAATCTGTACCGAATCTGTCTATTATCATCTTAAAATCCTCTAAATAAAAAGCCACTACCCCTAGGGCAATGGCTATGGAATCATGTATATAGTTACTTTTATTATATCAAATGTTATGGTTAATGTGTACCATCCCACTCTCTACTGCTTCCCTCACCGCATATCTCCAGCTCTGCCTCAAGGTCGTCTAATTCCTCGTCGGTCATGTGGTCAAGCTGTTCATCGGTGTAGTAATTCTCATCCCCGTACTCTACAGCGCAGGCATCATGAATGAAATGCCTTAACTTAGATAGTCTTTCCTCTTTTGTCATAATCTCCACCCCTTATCCTCAAAGCACTGTTCAAAATCCCAATACTCTTCCTCGGCATCATAGTAAGGGCAATTTTCATTGTGCTGGTCGCAATCCTCGTCGCAATAATCCATTCTTGCAAAGTGCCGTTCTTCTTTGGCTATTATTGCCTTGTCTCTGTCAAAATCCCTCTGTGTATCACTCATGATTGTTCTCCTTATCCAAATCAATCAAAAACAGTATGTCACACAAACACTCTTGTACTTCTCTATGTGCTACGTAGTTCATCACACTTGCTAATGAATTTATTCTGTCTGCAATATGATCTACTGCATCATGCAAGCCTTTTTCTTTGAGTAGTTTTTTCATATCTGCTTCGTATTCTTCTTGTGGGTATTCTCTTAAAGTAAACTCACTCATCCTCATTCTCCTTATGGTGTTCATCCCAATAATTTAATGCGCTGAATACAAGCACATACGCTTCGTCCAACAGGCTTATCTTCCCATCATCATTAACGCCGCCATGTGGGGCAATAATCGGTGATATTAACGACCATGCTTCATGTCCTGTCATTCTCATTCTCCTTACACATCTGATAATCGTGCATCCATATCCCAATAACAGGGCTTGCCCAATCGCCTATCCCACTTGCGCTATTAACACGCATTTTTGTATAAAAGGGATTATCAACTACGGTTTCATCATAAAACTGCTCAACATGTTCTCTTTTATTTTTCCATGACCTATGATATATCTTTCCGCTATAAGCACCTTTGATTTCATAATCTGCGCCATAAGCTAAAAGTGCTATCGCTTCCCTTACTTTCATAGGTGTTCCGAAAATATCCTCTTCACTCATCCTCATTCTCCTTTTCTGCTATCGGGTCAAATGCATCAAGTTTAGCTTTATCAGTTTCGATAAATATTACATCTGTCAAATTTGCTTCGTCATTGTAAGCCGCTAAACCATGCCCCATGCTTCTTGCTTGTTTTCCTGCAATTTCAATCTTGTCTACCTCAGTTAATTTTTGCAGTATATCGGCTCTATCCCAATCACCACCGACCAAACATATTCCTGTCGAATAAAAGGTATGTATAGTGTCACCCTTCGGTAATAATGCTGTAGCCTCTTCTGTAGTTAGATATATCTTTCCGTCTTCAGTTTTCTCCATCTTCATTCTCCATTTCCGCCATACAGCCCTCAATGTAACTCATAGCGGATGTATAAATAGTTCTAAAATCCACATCAGGCGATACACTTGCTATTTTCTTGGACTCTGCTATTCTCTCCTTTAGCCGTTCCCAGTCCTTAACACGCTTCATATCTATCTCTAAGGCGGCGGCTATACTGATATCATGCTCCCATTCCAACATAGATATTGCTATGGCTGTCTTGTCTAATACTTCCTGTGTTTCCATTTAACTTGCTCCTTAATTGAATTAAAACCGAATTAAACGCTACAATCCGCATAAATACTGAATATTTTAACTTGCTGGTAACTTGCTTTAATTCGGGATAGCCGCAACCCACAACAGTAACTAGTATTCGTTGTGGGATTTACGCAACTACTTCTATACCGCCTACATGTAGACAGCACCCTTGGTCGCTTACCACCACGACCATCATAGCGTTGTTCTCCCATACAGACCTATCTACGATAGTTCCGTACCGCTTAGACCACCCCTATCGGCTGTATACTATCAGCTACACTTGGCTATCCTCGGTAGGTAGCACCGATCATTTTCTTTGATATTCCTCCCATGTTTTGCACTTCTCCCACACAAATCTGTTATTTACCCAGCGCTGAAGCTTTCTCAATTGATGATGCTTTGGCAAAGATGTTTTGTTATAGATAGTCACATAAGGCGAATATCCCAACTCTCTTAAAGTGTTTACCCTAAATAAATCCTCCTCAAAGGTTGAGTTGTAATTTGTCAGACAGAACACAAGCATTTTCCTATGATCATACCCTGTAACCTCTTTAAACATCTTGAATCGAGGTATCACTATATCCTTATCTTTGTAGTTATCCCATGCAAAATCTATATTTTTAATTTTCATTTGGGTAACAACCTTTGCTTTTTCCTCATCCATTAGTCTTATATCACAGCCTTGGTTAAAGTTTATCCATGCTTTGCTATCTATCAGTTGCTGTGCCAGTTCTCGCCAGTCCTTGCAGGCAAAAAAATTCGGGTCGCTTAGATTTATATACTTCTGCCCCCGCCAAAACTCTGACAGGTCGGCAACCTTTACCGAACATCTGCCCTCTTTCGGTGCGACTATACAAAAGTCGCACCCTCTTGGGCATCCCCTTGTAAGGAATCCGTAAGCTGTTTCCTTTACTGGAGGGAGCTTATCGTAATAAATCTCATAATCTGGGTAAATATGCTCTACTTCATCGGGCAATGGGGTATTCTTTGACTCATCAAATACCTCCTTTCCATCAGTAACAGATATGCAATATCCTGTACCACCCCTCACTATTTTCTCTGCATCTATGAAATACTCATAATCGGGTGTCCAGCTAAATACCTTACTCATGTACACAATATCCATGTGACCGCTAAACAGCGGTTGATACCATTCCACATGATCGCCTTTTTGCTTGTGCCATGCTGACAACTTCATGAGGGGGATGTTTGGGAATCTTGTGCCGTCTACATCAATCAATCCTATTCTCATCTATACTGCTCCATACATTTAGCCCTGTATCTTTCATTATTTGCCCTTTTTTCGGCTTCTTTATTGTTCTGGTATCTTTCTTTACGCCTTGCTCTTAAAGTCTCTCCATGAGCCTTATAATAGCTTTTAAAGTATGCTTTTCTGTCCTCTTCGTTCTTCCACATGGTTAATCCCTCAATGCACAGTCAAGGTCGACCTTTTCCCTCTTCTGATAATCTTCCAGCATCTGCTTAGCTACTATCGGCTCTATTACATCTGCCACAGCCCTCGCCTCGCTTTCATTAAGTGAAAATTTAGGATATAATTCAAAATCCCACTGCTCAATATTCCTTACTACTGCCAATAATATTTCTTTTTCTTTTAACATCCTGTACCTCTTAGTTGTATCTGTTATCCCACAATACCCACGCTAACAGACCTATCGCCATTATTACTGTTACTACCCTCACTTTTTATCTCATACCTTTTCGCTTTTATTTTCAGCGCATCCTCTCTGCATACAGTTCTTCCCATCATGAGAAAATAGTGTTCATTTGGTCTTATGTCTCTGCCGCATAAACAGCATTTAGGTTTTTGCATCGTATAATCTCCTTGCATCAGCTGAATATTTAGCCACCGCCTCTATTGCCCCATCTGTCCAATCAAGGAGTTGACCACAATAAGGGCATCGCTGGGGCTTGTCTATATAGTGCCCTCCATCCCGAGTGAATTTGGTATCTCCAATGCGGCTCGGCTGGGTTTTACAGGTTGGGCACTCATTCCAAACAGCTGACAGGCTTATGTGATATATAGGTGCTTTAGCTTTCTCAAAAAACTCCATTTGTCCTTTCATAGCGTCAACCTTTCTTGGTATGTAAATCCATCCCAGCTCCTGTAGGATTCATTAAGCAAACACCCTATCGCATATCGTCGTAATTCGCCCGATTTGACCCACAAACAATTCTTTTGAACGTATTCCTCAATCTGTTCCAAAAGGTCTCTTAAATCGGCTTGTGTTATCATTTCAAGGCACATCCGCTCCCACTCGTCTACAGGAATGTTTCGCCCATCATGTGTGTGCACATACTCGACATGTTTTTTCTTTTCTGCCAGCTCCGCCTTTGTAGGTGACTGCCACACATAATAGGCTTTTGCCAGCCCTCTCATAACAGATTCACCAGAGGGCAGTTATTACAGTGCTCGTTCTGCAAATCCTCATCATCAAACGCCTCATCCCTGTACTTGCAATAGTTGTCGCAGATATCAGAGGCGATATCATCTATCTGTTCTTTTATGGTTTTCATATCAATCCCATCTCCTTGTAAAAATCTTTCTTCTCGTCATAAGCCGCCTTACTCCTAAAGCTGTATTCGGGAAGCGGTATATTCTGGCTTATCTTGTCAATCCTCGATGATATCCTGTCATCCACCCTTAATTCATTGCTCTTCATGTTGGATGTGAATATGGTTATTAACTTGTTCTGATATCGGGCTTCGATGATCTTGAATAGCAGGTCATTCATCCAGTCCTCACCTGTTGTCTTTTGCCCTATGTCATCAAGAACCAAAACCTTACATTCACACATGACCTCTATGGGGTTCTTCTCGCCTTGGCGGGTCTCCTGCTTTGATAGATTGATAAGCTCGCTGGCGCTGACAAACTTGGTCGATATCTTGTACTTTGCCATGAGAGTGTTGCAGATGCAGGATGCTAAGAACGTTTTGCCCGTTCCCCTTATCTTTGAGTAGATGTAAAAGCCTATGCCTTTCTCCTGCCATTTCTGAAAGTCGTTAATAAATGACTCAACAAACTTTTTCTGCCGTGAGATATCCACCACATTGCCCTTATCGTCTAGGTATATATCCCACTTGAAATTCTCTATTGATGATTCGTAATAGGTTGCAGGGATGTTCGCCCTCTCCCTTATATCCTGTACAATCTGTTTTTCTCCGCCATTACAATACGGGCATGGCTCAGCATACTCAATCAGTCTGTCGTCACCATATACGCTCTTTGAGTGGGGTGTGGATTTCTTGACGATTATTACGCCGCCTCCGTGACATTTGGGGCATGTATCCATAAAACCTCCTTACATTCCAAAGTCAACAACTTGATTCTGCTCTAAGAAATCACGAAACTTGTTATCAATCTCAATCTTTGATGATTTTGTACCCCTGCGCTCCCAAGTTCTGACCGCCGCTTTCCAGTCCTTCATCTTGTTTTTTCCGATCATCCAGCCCTTTGATGAGTAAAAGTCTATGAATGCCTGTGGGTCAACATTAGTTTTTCGGCTCTCGCAGTATTCAGACACTTCCTCAATTGTTGGTGGTATAAAAACGCGCTGGGGTTTACCCCCCTCTTTTTTATTAATATTATTCTCATTATTATCATTATTGTTTCGTCGTTTTGGTGTCGTTTCTGTGTCGCTTTGCTGTCGTTTTTCTTTCATCAAATCTTGAAATTTATCGTAATTTACTATGGTTATGAGCGTCTTTTTGGTGTCGCTCTGTTTTTCTATCATTTGCTCCGCTTCTAACATCTCTAAAAAATTAGCCACTTTCGTGTTGCTCCATCCCCAAGCCTCGCACAATGTACGGTAGCTGGTTACTCTCTGACCACGTTTGACCTCTATTACGCTTCCGTCAAAAATCATCCTTTTGTCTTCATGGTTTGCCAGTAATAAAAGGTCTATCCATGCCTGCCCTCTTGAGAATGGCTTATCTCCCCACAAAAGCTCACAATCCCTAATTTGTCGGTGCACGCTTATCCATCCTTGATTATTCCCCATTGCCTGCCTCCCATTCCCTGTAGAGCTTCATGAAATCCTTGAGCCTCAGAGTCACAAGCCATTCGCAATGGTTCTTTCTGTGAAATACTGTAGAAATCTCGCCCTCTTTGGCATCCCTTTTTGATTGAGCCATAGCATCCTCAAGATTAAGCCTTTCTACTCTCTTGACCTCTATGTGAGTGTGTGGAAGTCCTACCACATCGGCATCACCGTTTATCCCACAGTATTGTTGAGACCTTCTTGCATCATATCCATATTCCTTAAGGATGCTGGCAAGCTCCAACTCTCCACGCCGACCTTTATTTCTACTATTTATCGCCATAATTTTTCACAGCTTTCTTTTGCTTTCCCTTTGAAATTAGGGATGGTATTTTTCAAATAATCTTCATAGTATGCGAATCTATGGTTTCTGTAATTGCTCCTCAAACCTTGGCAAACCCTAGTTATAGCAGAAACCCTTGAGCCTCCCACACTATTTACAGCATCTGTTGCGCTATCAAAGATTTTTAAAGTAGTTAAATCTATCACTTTTTTAGTTTTAAACTTTTGCAAACCCATCCTCACAGCTCGTCTCTGGTTTTCACATTGAGTACACCATTCCAAATTATCAAGATTATTGTTTGCCTTATTTCCATCTTTATGGTCAATAGTCCAATTCTTGTCATAACCATCCTTTTTAGGAGATGGTTTAAAAGCTGTTAATACAAGCACATGAACCCTTTTTGTGTACGAATGGTTATTCTTACTTAATGCAACGTAACAATAGCCATTCTTTTTATTTACATATTGTTTTAGTATCTTTCCGCTTGTTGTTGTTCTAGGCAAACTCTTGATTCGCCCTAGGTTGCTTACTTCGTACAGCCCTTCATATCCGACAACAGGTTTCCATTTTTCTCTGCTGTTCATCACTACCCCCTAGCCCATTCAAGCATCATCTGTTCATACTCTTCTCTGATGTCCTGTACTGCCTTACTGGGTTTTAGTTCCTCATGATCTTCCTGCACCTTGCGTCTTGCCCTTGATACAGTTTCATAAGAGGGTAGCCCCAGCTCCTTTGACCTCTGCATAACTACATAAAAAGGCTGTGCGACCGCATCAAGGTTCTTTATCTTACATACCTGCAAATACAGGAGCATATCATTTTCCCTAGCCTTGGAATCATCCTCTAGGATGTTCTTTACCAAGGCATACATGGTGTTCATGTCTGTCATACATCCCCCTTTCCGCCGCCTGTGACTGATGCAGGCGGCTTGTACAATGGCTTTCAATAAAATCTGTGATAATTTCCCGAAAGCATGACTGCTACTATTTGAAAAGCCCTTACAGGTAGCTTTTCCCGTATCTATTGCGGAAATCCTCAGTTGTTCCCTTGTAATAATCCATCCACCGCTCCTGTGCTAACTTTTGCAGGTCTCTGTCATACCATCCCTTGTCGTGCAGGTTGCGGTGGCAATCTCGGCAAAGTCTGACGGTCAACCCATCAGCATCAGCAAGCCGCCTCATGCTCCCATGCAGGCAGTGGTGGGTATCTGTTGCATACCGTCCGCAGATATAGCATTCATCTGAATCATGTATTATGCTTTCCATTCTGTCGCTCCCATTCCCTCATCTGTGCCAGCTCTATGGGGGTCAGTGTCTGCACCCCCACCGCTTTTGCCTCTTGTATCATCAAATCCACAAGGGCGCTCATTTCCTCGGTATTGAACGTGTGCGACCCTCTGAGCATCACATAGCATCTAAACATTGTTCCATCCTTGCCCGCCTTTGTCTGTGAGGTCGGCTTGATATGGTACGATTCGGCGTTTAAAGCCGTTTTTTCGGCTTCTTCTGTGTCGGGTATATAAATTACTATGGGTTGGTCGTTTATGTACTCTCTGAGCCCTAATTCGCGCAAATTTCGGTTATGTATTTCATTGATGTTGGTGCCGAATCGGATGGACTTTTTTACAACCTCTCCTGCCAGCTTCCAGTAATATGCATTCTGACTCAGTGACCGCCGCTCTTTATGTTCGGTTAAATCCCAAACAGCATCCTGTGGCTGACCCGCTAGGAACATGATTAACTCGTTTGATTTCTTAGTGATCTTCATTTGTGCACCTTGTTATAGACTGCCTGTATCTGCGAATCTGTCGCCTGTTCCAATGACTTAACCTTGAATGTCTCAAGGAGCTTTACAAGGTTCTCGCTCCCGTCTGGGTATTTCTTGCTTATCTCCTTAAGCATCTCATCCTTAGTAGGATAAGCACTTGAGGCATCGGGCAAATCTTCGCCAGCATATATATACAGCCCAAGTCCATGCCTTGCTACCGCCTTGGTGAGTGAGCGCTGGATGGTCTTGTTAACATCAACGCTTGTCACACTCTCAACAGGAATGCTCTTGTTCTTGAAATCCATTACAGGCAGATACTCGATGTGCTCAAGCCCGTTTACAGTAACCCCTGTCTTTACCCATGCTGTCTTGCCGTCGGTGTGGTAGTTCCACCCCTTGTCATTTTCATAAATGGTATAAACTGCATCGGGGTGCTTCTTCTTAAGTTCTCCCCAAGCCCATGCCCAAGACAGATAAGTAAGATTCCCTTTTGTCTCTGTCTTGTCATTGACGTTAATAGAGTTGAGTTCTTCAAAGTAATTACTCATCGCTTTCCTCCTTCTTCTTTGTTGGTACGTCATAACCAGCTATCTTTAAAGTGGTCATTTCTGTTTCAAACAGGTATCCTCTTTCCCATGAATCCATATACTCTGCATACAGGTAATCAAGTGCGGCTTTCATCCTGCCGTTTTCCTCTGCAATCTTCATAAGGTTTTCCATCATATCTTGTAACCTCTCTTCCTTAAAAACGGGAATACACAATCCTCATGTACAGTCCATCCATCTATCATGTATGCCTCATCAGCCTCATACATGTCATCCTCGCCATGTACTGCCTTATTGCACCATGGGCAGATACCAAGAACAGGGCGCTGGTCGCCGCGTAATGCATACTCTTCCATGATTGTGGGTATCAGCATATTTATTCCTCCGTCTGCTCGATAATCAGCTTCAATGTGCTGATGGGTAGTGATGTGCTTAACTGTTCCTCGGCGTTGCGGATAAAGATTTTCAAAGTCCTTACTGCATCCGCGCATTTCCTGTTGTACTCACTTCTATCCATAATGGTGTCTATTGTTTCCATGTTTCCTCCTGTGTTATAATCAAAACGACAAAACTTTTTAATTGTTACATCAACCCCTGCCCTTGATATTCCCCCAAATGTCAAGGGCGCTTTTCTTGTCTTTCCATCATTTACCCCCTTTCGCTATGTAGAAATCATGAGCCCCGACTGTATAGGCGTATGTAAAATACTTTTCAAGGCTCTTGCTATTAGATGTGACCTCAAACGCTACTACATCCTCGTCAAAAGGTATCCCCCGCTCAATGTCCGCCAGCGCTATGTGTGCATCCATGCTTATATCCACCCTGTAATATTCCCCATTGCTTACAGGCTGGAATTGATGATCTTGAAATATCACGCCCTCAATAGTGTTAGGGAATGCTTCATCTGCCACTCTGTTAAGTACAACCGTCATGACAATTTTCATGCCCTCAATTCCTTGGTTTCCCGCCTCAGCCTGTGCAATCCTCATCAACATCTGGGCATCCTCATAGCTAAATTCTCTGACCTCGTAAATAGGTTCTATCGGGTCATAGTGCAGGATTAACTCATGTGGCTCTGTCGGTTCTGGCATTTCTACTGTTTCCACAATCTCGGGTATCTTCTCCCAGATAGGCGGCGCTTCCTTAACTTCCCCCGATGGCAACGCCCCAAGCAAACAACCTATAAGCATCAATGAAACCGCCACAACGCTAAAATACTTTTTAACCATATTCCCCCCTTATCAGCTTCAATAAATCCTGCTCGTCAAAGTGAAGGACATCGTTAAGCGCCATGATCTCAAATACCTTTATCCTGCGCGGGTCATTGATAAGGTCTGACAAGTGCCTGCGCTTGATGCCTGTTCTTTCTGACAGCTCCTGCAAGGATTCAATGTGTGCATTTACCATGTATCGCTTGATAAACCATTTCATAGCCCCTCCTCGTTGCTATATCGCAACTCTTTAGGCAAAAAAATGTCTGCACTTATGTGGTATGTCTCGCAAATCTTTTTAACCTGTGGCATAGAAAATTCTCTTTTGCCATTTACCTTGCCCCAGACAGCCTGCTGACTGATACCAAGAAGCTCGGAAATTTCTTTCTGGCTTACCTTGTTCTCAGCCATCCAGCCTTTAAAACTCAACATCTGTTGCATCACTTCCCTCCTTTCACTATATGTTGCGTTTTCGCAACTTCATATTATTCATTATACATTATTGTTGTGATTTCGCAACACCTATTTTTAATTTTTATAACAAAGTGTATAATTGACATTGAGGAGGTGTTGTCATGGATAGTATTGAAAACTTAGGGAAAAAGCTAAAAGAATTGCGTGAGACCAGGGAGCTCACCATGGATATGGTTGTATTTGATGTTGCGCAACAGTATCATGTTGAGTTCACAAAAGGCAATCTATCAAGGTGGGAAAATGGTATTAATTATCCCTCGCTGATATATGCCGCCTGTCTCGCAAAATATTATGGAGTAAGTGTTGATTATCTTATAGGGAATACTGATACTAAAACCCCTGTAAATCTTCTTGTGAGAAAGAGAGGTGACAAGGATGGCAAAAGCTAAAAAACTGCCCTCGGGTAACTGGAGGGCTCGGGCATACTCACACACTACGCCCGATGGTAAAAAACATTATGAGTCATTTACTGCCAGCACCAAGCAGGAAGCCGAAATGCTGGCGGCTAAATTCTCAAACAGTCGTTCTTCATACAATATCTTTGATTTGACCGTATCGGCGGCAATAGACAAGTATATAGATTCCAAGACAAATGTATTGTCGCCCAGTACGATTAGAGGTTACAGGCAGGTGCAGGGCAAATACTTTGACTCAATCGGGAATATGAAAGTAAAGAAGCTTACAAGTAAAGATATACAGTTTTTTATCTCTGATCTATCCGCAAAATTAAGTTCCAAGACAGTCAAGAATATATATGGGCTTTTAACAGCTTCTATCGCCCTTTTTGCGCCCGATATTCACTTTAGGGTAACTTTACCCATGAAAGAAAAAACGCTCAGTGAATCGCCCTCAGAAAGCGATGTGATGGCATTGTATGACAGTGCGCAGGAGTGGCTAAAGAAATGCATAGCCCTAGGAGCGTTCGGGGGTCTGAGGCGGGGCGAGATATCCGCGCTCAAGTTCAAGGACATACAAAACAATAGTATTTACGTCCATGCAGATTTCGTGCTGGATGAATATAATGTATGGCATTACAAGCCGATGCCTAAGACAGTAAAAAGTGTAAGAACAGTAAAACTTCCAGGCAGGGTTATAGAATTGTTGGGCACAGGCTCACCAGATGCATATGTAGTCGGGGTCATGCCCGACAAGATAACAAAGGGATTCTACCGACTGAAAGAAAATCACAAGATAGATATACGCTTCCATGACCTCAGACACTACTATGCTTCTATCGGTTCTATTCTCGGAATCCCCGATTTTGTTATGGCAGATTTCGGCGGATGGGAGCACGACAGCAAGAGCCTCAAGCAGTCTTACCAAGGAAATATAAAATCTATAACAGATGGATACTCCAAGAAATTAAATGATCATTTTGACACCCTTATTGAGAATGTATGACACAAAATATGACACAGGGATTAAAAAAGCCCTCAACCACGCGGGTTAAGGGCAAGCTGGCAACGGGAATCGGATAGTATACCAAATCGTAATAAACCGCACTATTAAGGCATATCTGTGCCATTCGTGTCATATTACATGCATATTTCAAGCGCCAATTTTACAAGGCTTTCGCGCTCCATGCTTTCAAAGTATGACACAAAGTATGACACAAAAAGGGCGGCTCATTTGCCGCCCTTAATGTATGCCCTTATAGCTTCTTTAATTGCCGTGTTCTTTTTTGGCTGTGATTCCAGATACTCTATGATGTCCGAATCATCGACCTTATTGCATTTGAAATGGTAATGCTTGCTATCGTTGTAATGTGCCTCGTCATACCGCTTCTGTGCCCTTAATTGTGCCTCAGTTGCCATCTTCCACCTCCTGCTTATACAACTGTATTTCCTCCCATATCTGCAAGGCTAACAGCTGGGTGAGCTCCTTGTGTACCGTCAGCCCATCCCTTTTAGACAGACCCTTTATAAATTCGTACTCCTCATCATTGAGGGTTATATCAACTCTCAGCTTCTTCATCATCAACCTCCTCAAAATCATCATTACAGCATGGGCTTACAGGGAATGTTTCAAAGGCGGGTGAGCCCCAAAACTCACCCATGCATTCCTGTATGTACTCGGGTTCATCAAACATCTTACCACATGAAAGGCATCTGTATTTCATGACCTCACCCCCCTTAGCAAACATCACCATGCGGCGCTACTGCCATCACTGACTTTTTCTCGCCATACTTGTTAATCCAGATTTCTTCCTCTGAATTATCAGCCCAGTATATCGTATGATCGTAACGCCATTCCTTTTCATCCTCTATGCGCTTGGCTTTTGCTATCGCTTCTGCCTGTAACGCCTTAAGCCTTTTATACTCCCTAGTGGTAAGGTCGCACATGGGATGGTCTAAACAATAATCTCCAAGGTAGAAGCTCTCAAAAGTAAGATTATGCCCCGACCTGTACCAGTTACTTGTAACTTTCTTTGCGTAATCAAGCAAGAAACGGTCTCCCCTCTGACCCTCTAATATCTCGCCAAAGCCCCTAGCCTCAAATATGTATTCATCCCTACTAAATACATCCTTACCATCAACAACGCCGTATCTTCTTGTATCACTCATGCTTCTACCTCCTTGATTTCCACTTTTGTATCTAAGTAATCATTCCTGTCATCGTGCCTACCGCCTATTGGATACCACTTTTTTCTATTCTTGCCCTTGGGCAAGTACCCGATTTCCTCCAGCCAGCCCCACTCTCTTTTATAAAAGACCTCTTCTGCTGTAAAGGTGACACTTCTGTTTCTACTTGGGTATGTTATTTTAACCTGTTTCATGATGACACCTCCTTTCATGTATAAGTGTACACTTATACGACAATTTTTGCAACTCCAAATTTATAAAATAAATATAAAAAAATAGAGGACAGCTATAACTGCCCTCTATCTCTTACATCAATTGTCTCATCACTCCATCATAGAGCCTCGGGTTGATTACTTGCAGTGTATCCATGAGCTCATTCATTACCGCCCAAACATCAGCGGCTCTCTTGCCTCTTATCATCCTGTAAAAGTCGGAATCTCCATAGTCGGTTATTATATCCTCATCCACAGTATTGAATATGGTCTGTGGTATCTGTTCCACCTTCTCCGCTTCTTTAGGGAATAAATGATCATAGATTGTAAAATACGCCGCCAGCTTAATGCAGGTGTTCGCATTGGGTTTCCGCTCCCCTTGACACTCTGCAATTGCATCCTGCAAATCTTTTTCTGTTATCAAGAGGAATCACCACCTTATCTTCTGCGCTCAGAATAATCATCCCTGCTATAATCTGAATATCTGCCATCATCCGAAGAGTAGCGCCCCATGCTGTCTCTACGTGCATTTGAGCCCCTGCCTCTTGCGTATGACATACCATCATTCATCGAGTAAGGATACATGCGGTAACCGTCCATATGGCTGTCTCCGCTGTAACCCTCATCCATAAGCTCGTCAGACCTTAAGATATTCTTTTTAAGATGTGCCAGCTTGTCGGCGTACTCTATTTCTGACATGGACAGTTTGCCTTTTTCAGCCTTTTTCTCAAGGTCGTCCATTTCATCACACACATATTGTATTAGTGCTTTCATATTATGCCTGCCCTCCTATTGATCTTGGCTTTTATTGACATACCACCTCCAATTAATTCGTTCGCCTTTTAGTTTTCCTTCCCTCAGTAGGCGTCTTATCTGTCCTTCTGATTTTTTGTATTTAATTGCGGCTTCTTCAACGCTTATTAGATAGGAGGGTAAATGCTGGTTTTTCTTCCACTCTTCCAATATTTCCTCAGCTTTAATTCCAGCTTTTACCCTCTTTGATACAAAAGTCGGGCTGGTAATACCAAATTCCTTTGCAAAGCTATAGGCGGTGTAAACTATACCTTTGTACTCACATATAAGGGCGCATTCTCTATTAAGCTGTTGCTCTTTTTTAGTTGCAAATCTACAATTATTCGGTGAGTAATCCCCATTATTGTCGATTCTGTCTATCGTTAGTTTTCCATTATCTTCGTATCCGTTGGCGTAAGCCCATTCTCTAAAATTCTCGAATGATTCTCGCCACGCTTTACACATCTTTATACCTCTCCCACCATATCTTTTATATGATGAATGATTTGGATTGTAACATCGTTGTTTTATGGCACAATATCTGTTGTAAAGAGGTGTACCATAACCACCGTGTTTTTTTGCACGTTCTCCAAAAGAGTTTTTTGTTTCCTCTCTGAAACAGCCGCACGATTTCTGAGCACCGCTTATTAGATTTGAATAAGGCACTATAATTTCTTTTCCGCATTCACACACACATAGCCATGAAGCGACTTTGGTTTTTTTGATTGCTGTTAAGCGCCCAAACTTTTGATTAGTTATGTCAATATCACTGTTTTTCTTATTATTTCCCATCTGAACCTCCATGCTATAATTTCTTTAAGTTCATTATAACATGGAAATTCAGTTTATGCATCACGCAATGCGAGCTATGGTAAGGTTTGCGTTCTGTACGTTAATTGCTGTGGGTGCATCAGCGGCGGTTGCGCCCTCAGATACATTCTCCACAGTGACGTTCATGCAACATCCTTTAGGAACAGTTATAATAGCGGTTGATGTTACATTAAAGTATTCATCAACAGCCGCTGGGGTTACGATTGCCTTTGATGTCTGTATAGGCTCACCACCTATAGCCAGCGCAATTGCAATTGCACCAACCGTTCCATCTGTAGGAACTCCTATGTTTCCATTAAATGCCACCTGATAACGTGCAAAACATGAAGTAGGGTTGTTTACGATGCCTCTAAGAGTAAGAATACCCGAGCCCTCTCTATGATACACATAGCCTTTGTTACAAGGTATAGAGCTCTGCAATAATACATTCTGATTAGGCTGTACTTCCTGTACAGGATTGTATACATACTCCGCCATAAGCACCTCCTATCAGCCCATTCCACAGCCGCATCCACACTGATTCTGATTGCATGTGAATATCGGTGTGCGACCGTATACAGGTGTGGTAGGAACAGGGCAATTATTGAGCCTGTTGTAAAGCTGGTCTACCTCATTTGCAAAGCCCTGTGAGATAAACGCATTCTGTGCTATCTGTGACTCTCTAAGAGTTGCCATGTTAAGCTGTGTCTGGAGCTCGCTGATTCTGTCGTTCTTAGCATCGACCTGTGCCTTAACGCCATCCAGTTCGAGCTGACATAATTTGTCAAGAATTGCCTGTGTGCCCCTTGTCTGAGAGTCAATTATGTCTCTTGTGTTCTGATAAGCCGCTGTTCTGTCTGCACAGTTTTCGGTAGCTACTGTGTACTTGAGGTCTGCGATGCCAGCCCTGTTCTCACAGCAACAATTCTGTAAGCCCATAGCGATATCATTCATGCCCTGTGTAACAGCTGTCTGCGCCGCAAATGCCTGTTGCATATTGGCAACCTGTCTTGTATTAGCTCCCTGTTCCACGCCAGCAAAACCATTAGCAAGAGCCATCTGCACATCAGAAGTAGAATTGCAAAGCTGTGTGGCAAGTCCTGTCACTCCGCTTCTGATCTCAGTAACATTGTCATTGATAAGCTGGTCTCTGAAACCATTGTTAATCTGATTGCTCTGATTCATCCAAGGGTACAGGTCGTTGCCTCCGCCATATCCTCCGAAGCCTCCCCACCCATTATTGCCAATGAGAAGGAATAAAAGGAGAATCCACCAGCCACTATTACCGCCGAAGTCTCCGAATCCGCCGCCGCCATTTGTAGGCGATACTAACATGGTGGTGCTTACGCCATTATCATCTGTAAGTGCCATAGTTTTTCCTTTCTACCCATAATTATTAGGGTCAGCATCAGCTCACTTTTGAGCTGACGGTTGATAGTTCTATATACATATGCGCATTATGTATTCATCATCTTAAAAAGCTCATTAGCCTTTTTTACAGCCGCATTATATTGGTCTTGTGATACTTTCCCCGAATTGAGAAGCTGTTGTACCTGTTGCTGGGGGTCGCCGTTAAACATGCTTTTAAATTGTTTGAAATTGCTCATGATATTCTGTAAATTGTTATGATTCATCATGCACCCATCCCCTCCTTTAAATCTTCAATCATCTTTGTTATTTCCGTTTTTAAGGCGCTTAATTCGTTGTGGGTAACATATTCTGCCTCTTTATCATTTAAAGGCGTTCTAGGGGCGTTATTTGCTTCTCTGATGGTATAATCAAGCACTTTCATGGTAGGCATCCCACTTGAATCAGCGCTTTTTACATATATAGTGTTTTGTTCACTATCCCAAAGAGTCACCGCACTATTAGGAGCAACAAGGTAACTCTTTGCCCCAGCTTCTCCCTGTACCCATATCAAACTGCTATTTGTTGGAGTGGGCATCTGAGGGGGTTGCATCTGATATCCATAACCCATAGGAAAACCATTATTAAATGCCATAATTACTCCTTTCTATGGTATAATTCTATTTACAGCGGATAGGGTCGCTCCCGATAAGCCGTAATACCTTGACGGTTTCCGCTGGCATTAGTTAAAGGTATCTAAACACGAAAGGTAGGTGTTATTTTTATGCTTGAAATTTGGAAAGACATTACAAACTATGAAGGGCTATATCAAGTTAGCAATACAGGGAAAATTAAAAGTTTTCATAATGATGAAAATGGTAAAATTATAAATCCCCATATCAGTCGCGGATATGCTTTTATTAGTCTGTCAAAAAATGGTAAACGCACCCATTATCTTGTCCATCGCTTAGTTGCAAATGCATTTATTCCTAACCCTAATGGCTATAAAGAAATTAATCATATTGATGAGAATAAATTAAATAATGCAATCAATAACCTTGAATGGTGCACAAGGGAATATAACATGGCTTATGGTTCTGCACGCATTAGGCAAGGTATTTCTTGCGGTAATCCCGTTGAACAGATGGTTTTAGATGACACGCCCATTGCTAAATATTGTTCTGTGGAAACAGCCGCTAAAATTAATAATCTTGATGCCTCTAGTATCGTAAAATGTTGTAAAGGTTCACGAAAATATACAGGTGGTTATAAGTGGCGATACATCAGTAGTCTTTGATTTCTTTCCAATAATACACAGGGATTTCTCTACCAGAATCCCAAGTATCTATATAATTACCATTTATAACAGCTAATGTATGAGTTCCTGTTCCAATTACAAAAGTACCATCGGGGTTATCCTCACAAAAATCTCTAATTGTATAACAATCTGGGCAATAGTTTGGTATCACTTCTCTTATAAAGCCGTGTTGTCTTAAAACGCTACCCCAAGCGGCATTTGAATGCATCATAGTGCCCATTTGCTTGGCGTTGTGAGCAATCATATCAAATGCATCATCCCATGATACGTCTAAGGCAACAGCTACCGCCCTTACAGCGCAGTCCTCAACCCTGTTTGATACAGGATTAGCATTATATTCTATCCACATATTTGTCTTTCCTTTTTCGGGGATTTAATAAGATTATTGTAAAAATAAAAGACCCGCTCAGCCATGTAGCCAAGCGGAATCTTTTAAGAAGGTATTATGAATTTAAATGACTCTCTAGTGTAATCGAGTAATCGCTGATAATCTTGCTTACTCTCCGAGGTGTAAGCTTTACTGCCTCGGCTATGTTCTCATGTGTTATCCCATCCACAAAACAGGATAAAAGTATTTCCCTGTCTCTTTTTGAATGCACATACTCATTTATCACATGAGTTATTTCGCTGTTTGTGTATTCTCTCATTTTTTAGCGCCCCGACCTACATTGCGCTTTCTTCCTGTTCCATGGCAGGAAGGACATGTATGATAACCACTGTTGCCGCCTACTTTACGCCTACGCGTTTTAATTGTCTGCCTCACTCTCGCCATGATAATCACCTATTCCTATTACAGTAGCATCACCTTGCCCTGTATCAATATCCTGTGATACTTCTGTGTCTGTAAACTGTGATTCATAATAGAGCCAAGCTCCATTTGTACCAAGGAGCGACATGATCAAGACTAAGCACAACACCCACAGCCGCCTGTTTATTCGCTCCATTCTTGCCTGTGAGCTTTCAAATTCAAGATATGATACCTGTTTATTCATTTGTTCATCCATATGATTACCTCGCTTTCGTAATCTCGCTGAAAGGTAGGATACAAGCCAGCGCATCAGCGACTATGCGTTTTCGGGAGCGACCCTAGGCTTGCACCTTTATTATACACTATTTGACATGGCGTTTAAGCATTTCCGAGACTTTTGCCTGTACTAAGGCATAGTTCCAGCCCTCCTCTGTAAGCTTCGCCCTACGTGCTGAGCCTGTGCCATATTCGCCTCTTATTACTGCCATAGCCACATCATCAAGCGACCTGTCGGATGTGTCTATAAGATTGCCGCTTACAACTACCGCTACATGATGCCCTTCTGCAAGCAATATATCGCCTCTGAGGAGCTTTTCGGTGTCTCTTGTATATTCTTTCGCCGTAAAGATTGTAACCTCTCCTGTAGCCTTTAAACGCGATTTAAGGGTGCTTGTGGTTGCACAGTTCCCACCCTTTACTAAAGCGCTTTCGGCTATGCCAGCATAGATACATGCCACCGTTACAAGAGCACTGCAATCCGTATTGACATCTGTAGTCGCATTCTTAGGGTCATAGCCAAACTTCCTAACAGCCACAAGTAACGAATTTCTATCATTTTGTGAATATCCTATATGCTCATTCCTTGTCGCATTTTCCATCGCTACAGCAATTTTATCTCTCATGCTGGGGTCATGAAAACGTATTACACAAGTCCAATTTTTGGCATAATAAGTACGTATACAAACCTCTTTGCCTGTTTGGTCACCACGTTTCCCATTTATAGTTCCATTTTCACTAATTGACGCATGAGCAATAGATATCATCTTATGCCTCCCTGTTCATGGAAAACACAGCGCACTCTATAAGGTTGTCTAACTGTGATTCCGTAATATAGATATGCTTATCCTTAAGCCATGCAGTAACAAAAGAGATTACCTCTGCTTTCTTTACTTTTCCCATGCCGCTCTTTTTATAGGTCTGCTCGGCGGCTCTTACTGCCACAGCGACCATCTCAGCAACATCCGTATTAATGACCTCTTTTGTTTTCCTGTGAAGATATGGGATAAGATACAATCCTACAAGCGTTGCAACTGCACTTACTATGATTTTCAGAATCTCAAATGTGATGTCGTTCATGTTATTATTCCCTCTTAAGCTTAAATATTTTAATCATCCCGCATAAAACTATTTCGCCAGCAAAGAAGCCATACACACAGCCTGTTAATACATCATGCGATATTCCTGTGATAGTGGATGTGATAAACTCAGCTATTGTGTAAATAATTACGACAATTATGCTGAATACTACATATTTAGTTAGGTCTTTAATCGTTCCTATTTTCCGTACCATGGCTTCTCCTTGCTAGAAATCGGTTCAAGTTATTTTTAGCCTCTTCCAAGCCGTTACTTATTGGCTTGTTTTCCGTGTAGCAGTATTGAATCTCAAATTCAATCAAAGCCAATGTGGAGTTAATAAGAACCTCTGTTGTGGTGTTCAGTTCTCGGAATCTGTCATTTCCCTGTTTGAGTGACTCTTCTATCTCTTCCACTTTTATGGTTAGAGTGTTAACCTTCTGTTCCAAGGTGTCATGAGGTCGCGACAAAAATTTAGAAAAGGCATACGCCATGATGCATAGATTTCCGAAAGTAAGAAGCATCTGCATAACGCTTACTATCATCTGTATATTCATGTGTTTTTCTCCCATAAAAAAAGCCCAAAAGCATAGGTGTTTACCTCGGCTTTTGGGTTAGTTTTATTATAGCATGATGATTACTCAATATCCACTATACCATTTTACAATTATGCTATTCCTCCAGTAATTGGAATATTTACTGGGGATGTGTTAGCAAATAGTTTTTGAGGGTGTGACGTTTGGCTTGCATAAAATGAAATGTTCACATTATCCGAAAGAGGATACATTGTTATTACCAAATTTGGGGAAGTTATGGATATCTCCTTCCTATATGTATTATTTGAATCATTAAAAATTGCGTCGGTCATAAGTTGAAATGCAGTGCTACTGTCATTCCACCCAGAATCAAATCTATATTTTACAGTATAGTAATCAGAATCATCGTTTGCTAAAAATGTAAAATTTATAGATTTATTAGCGGTCACAATTTTATTGTAAAACGATCTATACGTTGAAGCTTGCTCTTCCCAAACTGCTCCCGAATTATAATCGCCACTATTTATTGTTACCGAATCCTTAAGAGTACCATTTATATAGAACATAATATATAATGGGGGTGTACTTGGTTCTGAAATAGATGTTGACCAACGCTTACGAAATACAAAATTAGATGAAAACTGTCTCTTTTTAAAGACTTTTGTATTTCCATAAATAAAGTCTTTAATTTCTGTTCCATCCTTTATTATCTTTTCAATTTTTGTATTGCCGAAATATAACGCCATTTACTTACCTCTCTTATTTAGTAGTAATCGTTAACTGATTACCTACTAATGAATAAGTTACCTGTGTTCCTAATGCTGATGTATTAGCCTTTGATGCCAAAGAAGTTTCTATCTCTGTTACTTTTGAATTAACTGCACCAGAGGTGATTAAGTCTGTGCTGTTGGCTGTTCCTCCAGAGGTCGTATCAATTCCCTTTTCTGTCGGTGCGCTTGTACCATTACCCACAAGAACCTTGCCCTGTGTTATGGACG